GCTGGCTCACGGAGGAGGACGAGAAAGTGTGCGACCTCTGCGGGCCGCTGGATCACCTGCCCGAGGAGAAGTGGCGCGACCAGTACCCCGACGGCCCTCCGGCCCATCCGGGCTGTCGCTGCCGCACCGTGGTGGAGCTGAAACGATGAGCGAGGTCTTCGAGGCGCGGCTGGACGGCTGGGAGCAGGTGGGGCGGCTGCTGGGCCGGGACGGACTGGAGCGCTGGGCGCTGGCCGTGCTGAAACGGCTGGCCGAGGAGATCAAGGCGCAGGCGACGCCCTACCCGCCCGAGGGGCCCTGGAACGCGCCGGGGCCCTATCCCGCCCGCTGGTATCAGCGCCACTTCGGGCCCCGCTGGGCGCGGGCCGACGGCTCGGTCGGCGGATCCAACACCAGCGAGCAGCTGCAGAAGCAGTGGCTGGTGGAGCAGCGCGGGGCGGCCCAGGTGGTCGTCGCCAACCGCGCCTCCTACGCCCCCTGGGTGATGGGCGAGGAGCAGGCCGCGCTCCACGCCGCCCACGGCTGGCGCAAGCTGAAGGACATCGCCGCGGAGGTGATGGGAGATCGACTAGCGGCGGTGGCGCGGGAAGAGTTGGACAAGTTGATCGCGCAGACGGCAGGCCCGGAGGCGCCTGCGGAAGGAGCATGAGGATGCCATACACCATCGTGGAGCGAGACGGCCGGTACTGTGTCTACCGGAAGGGGGAGGACGGGGGGCCGGAGGGCGAGACCCTGGGCTGTCACGACACCCAGGAGGAGGCCCAGGACCAGATCGCCGCCATCGAGGCCAGCGAGGCGGCGGAACGAGACGTCCCGGGCGAAGCGGAGAAAGCTGCGTCGCCGGAGCCGCCATCGGAGCCGGAGCCGACTTCGGCGAGCTCGGCCGGGCCGCCCCAGGTCACCGTGACCCTGCCCAACGCCACCGTCCAGGTGCGGGAGGGGCGGGTGTTGTCGGCCAAGAACCGGCAATTGATCGCCGAGGCGGTGAAGCAGAGCAAGGAGGCGATCCTGGCGTTGCAGCGGCTCCTGGAGGAGACGGAGCCGGAGGAGCGGGAGGAGATCGTGCGCTCCCTGCAGACGGTGCGAGCCGTGGGCGAGGACGAGGACACGGTCACCGTGGCCGGCTACGGGCTGGTCTGGGGCGGCAAGGACCTCTACAAGACCTACTTCACCCCCCAGACCGACCTGTGGCTGGACAAGCTGGGGACCCGCCATGTCGTCCTGTACGACCACGGCTTCGATCACGCCCTGCGCAAGGAGGTCGTCGGGGAGAGCGCCGAGGAGAAGCCGAATAAGGTGGGGCTGTGGGTGGCCGCGCAGCTGTACAAGCACAACGAATACCTGGCTGGCTTGCAGGAGCTGATGAAGCAAGGCGCCTTGGGCTGGTCCTCCGGCGCGGTGGGCCACCTGGCCGAGATCGACCCCGAGACGGGCGAGGTGAAGACCTGGCCCATCGCGGAATGGAGCCTGACGCCGACGCCCGCGGAGCCGCGGACGTTGGGCGTGCAGGAGTTGCGGGCTTTGGCGAACGCCGTCCCGGCGGTGCGCGCGCTGCTCCCGAAGGATGGGGGCCGGGATGCGCAGGCATCCAGCCGCCCATCGGGCGACGCGATCGCCTCGCCAGGGAAGCCCGCGGAGCCGAAATCTGAAGTCGCCGCGAGCGCGGCGAGAAGGAGCGCAAAGATGACCGAGCACGTGCTGGACATGGAGGCGGTGGCGACCCGCACCGCCGAGATCGTCTTGAGCCAATTGGAGGCCCAGGGGCCCGCGGGGGGCTACCGCCTCCCCGCCGAGCAGGGGGCGCAGCCGGGCGCGGCGCCGCACTTCCCCAGCCTGGGCGAGTTCCTGCAGGCGGTGGTCCGCAGCTACCGCCCCGGCGCGGGGCTGGACGCGCAGATGGCGGCCTACGTCAAGGCGCTGGGGCTGAACGTCGGCGCCCCCTCCGAGGGCGGCTACCTGGTGGAGCCGACCTACGCCAACGCCCTGCTGGAGCGGGTCTACCACACCGGCGACCTGCTCCCCCGCTGCAACCGGGAGTACAAGCTGGACCCGGAGTCCACCAGCATCAAGATCCCCTACATCGACGAGACCAGCCGGGCGGATGGGCAGCGCTGGGGCGGCATCATGTCCTACTGGGCCGAGGAGGCCGGGACCGTCGCCGCCAGCAAGCCCAAGATCGGGCGGCAGGAGCTGGAACTGAAGAAGCTCTTCGCCCTGATGTACGCCACCGACGAGCTGCTCCGCAACGCCTCCATGCTGGAGACGCTGGTGAAGCGGGTCGTCCCCCTGGAGCTGGCCTTCCGCGCCGAGGACGCCGTGATCAACGGCCCCGGCGGGGGGAGGCCGCTGGGGATCCTGCACGCCCCCTGCACCATCGTGGTCCCCAAGGAGGCGACGCAGGGGCAGGACACCATCGTGGCCGAGAACGTGATCAATATGTGGAGCCGGCTGTGGGGGCAGAGCCGCAAGAACGCCGTCTGGCTGATCAGCCAGGACATCGAGCCGCAGCTCTTCGCCCTCTCCCTCACCGTGGGCGACACGGCGATCCCCATGTACCTGCCCGCCAACGGGCTGGCCGGCGCGCCGTACGCCACCCTGTTCACCCGGCCGGTGATCCCCTGCGAGTACTGCAGCAAGCTGGGCGAGGTGGGGGACATCATCCTGGCCGACCTGGGCGAGTACGCCCTGATCGACAAGTCGCCCATCCGGGCGGACTCCTCGATCCACGTGGAGTTCCTCACCGACCAGACGGCCTTCCGCTGGATCTACTACATGGACGGGCAGCCCACCTGGCACGCGCCGCTGACGCCGAAGAACCAGGGCCCGACGCAGTCGCCCTTCGTGGTGCTGGAGGCCCGTTAGTCGAGCCGTTGGGCTGGGGACGGCGCGGCTTTCCAGGCCGCGCCCCCGGCCCTCTAGACGAGAAAAGGAGCAGATACGATGGCCTATCCTAGAAGCCTACCGGAGGAGTTCAAGATCGTGGACGCCACCGCCGGGTGCGTCACCACCAACGGCGGCGTCGCCAGCGATTGGGTCTCGCTCAAGCACGCGCACAAGGCCTGGGTCGTGCTGCAGTTCACCCAGGCGGTGGGCCACGCCACCCAGGTGGCGCTGCAACAGGCCCAGGACGTCGGCGGGACCGGCGCCAAGGCGCTGGCGCGGAACGCCAAGGCCTGGGCCAACGAGGACACCGGGGCCAGCGACGCCCTGGTCCGCCAGGCTGACGGCGTCAGCTACACCGTGGCCGGCGACGTGAAGAAGAAGCAGGTGGTCTTCGAGGTCGATCCGGCGCTGCTGGACATGGCGGGCGGCTTCGACTGCCTGGGCTTCACCGTCGCCAACTCGGCGCAAGCGTCCAACCTGGTCGCCGGGCAGTTCTTCCTGCTCGGGCGGTACCAGCAGGCGGCGCCGCCGAGCGCGGTCGTCGACTAGCGGCCGATCACGGATTCGGGGACAGCCCCGCCGCAAGGCGGGGCGCCCTCACGAGGCGCACCATGGCGTACTGCACCCTGGATGAGGTGAAGGCGTACCTGAAGCTCAGCGGGACCGCCGCCGACGCGCTGCTGGCCCAGCTCATCGCCGCGGCCCAGGCCAAGATCGAGGCCGACCGCCGCCGCGCCTTCGAGGCGGTCGCGGCCACCCGCTACTACACCGAAGGCGACCTGGACGGCGACACGCTCTATCTCTGGGCCGACCTGCTGACGGTGACCAAACTGACCAACGGCGACGCCGCGGCGACGGAGATCCCGTCCGACGGCTACGTCCTGCTGCCGCGCAACAGCAGCCCCAAGGCGATGATCCGGCTCAAGTCGCCCTACACCTGGGTCGTGGACCCGGATCGCGAGATCGGCGTGGCGGGGACGTGGGGCTACTCCGCCGCCCCGCCTGACGACATCGCCCTGGCCTGCCTCCGCCTCGCCGCCTACTACTACCGCAACCGCGACAGCCAGGTCTTCGACGTGGTGGCGACGCCCGAGCTGGGGACCATCACCGTGCCCAAGGGCATCCCCGCCGACGTGCGGGAGATCCTGAACGGCTACCCGAAACGGATGGCCTGGCGATGACCGTGCAGGCGACGGTGGCGGCGTTCCAGGCGTTACACAGGGCCATCGCCGGGGTGACCTCCGCGCCGGCGGCGCTCCCCGGCTCGGCCAACGAGACGGACCTGCCCCTGGTGATCACCAAGCCCGCCGAGGCGACCTGGAGCCAGCAGGCGGTGGGGCTGAAGCGGCAGGAGCGTGCCTACCTGGTCTACTGCCTAGTCGCCCCCGTCGCCCTGGGCGACGCGCCGGACACGGGCTTTCAGGCCTGCCTGCCCCTGTTGCAGGCCTTCGGCGAGGCTTACCTGAACGACCTGTCCCTGGGCGGCGCGGTGGATCACCTGGGCGAGGTCGCCGACGGCGGCGTGGAGGTCCTGACCTTCGCCGGGGTCCACTACCACGGGTTCATCTACCGCGTAACTGCGGTGGAAAAATAGCGGAATGAGGACATTCCGGGCGGAATGGGTACATTCCGGGCGGAATGGGTACATTCCGGGCGGAATGAGGACATTCCGGAGGAGGCATCATGCCAGCGATCGATCTAGCCATTCTGCAATTCGGGAAGGAAACCACCTGGGGCGTTGCGGTGGCGGCGACGGCCAAGCTGATGGGCGTCACCGAGGCGGCCCTGCAGCCGGTGGACAAGGTGGCGGCCATCGCCGACCTGGGCACGCTGGCCCCGTCCCGGCGCAGCGTCCAGGTGGGGCAGCACGGCGAGGGGACCTTCAGCCTGGCCCTCAGCTACGAGGACGCCCTGTACCCCCTGCACGGCCTGTTCGGGGCGGTGGACCCCACCGGCGCGGGGCCCTACACCTGGGCCTACGCCGCGCCGGTGGACGCCGCGCCGACCATGCAGCCCTTCACCGTGGAGTACGGCGCGACGGGGGCCAGCTACCGGCTGGCGGGGGCCTTGATCCCCAAGGCCACCCTGACCATCGCCGTGGGGGACGTCTGGCGGCTGACCAAGGCCGCCCTGCTGGGCAAGGCGATCAGCCCGGTCACCCTGGCCGCGCTCGCGGA